CTTCCTGCTTTGGCGTGAAAGTGTCAATTGCTTCTTTTACTAAAACGCTTTCTTCTAATTTAAGTGCGCCAACTGATTGAGCTTTTAATGCTACCTGAACAAGTATGTTCAATGCTTCGTTTTCTGTCATGGTTTAAAATGGTAAATCTGTTTTTGATTCTGTTAATTGTGTTTCCGTAGGTGCTACGTAATCATTTACGTAGATATTAAAATCTGGTTGCTTCTCTTCTTTCTTGTAGCCATTTGCCCACATAGAATAGCGTGTCCCATTAATTGCAAAGTTAATCACTTCGCCTTTTGCAGTCTGTCGCTTCCATGCGCCAAAGCTTACTTTTTTTTCGTCTGTCATAGTTTTTAAAGTTATATAATTTATTTGTTAAATTCAAGTTTTTTATTATTTATTAAATCTTTAAAGGTTGTGTTCGTGTGAAACATCGGATAAGATGCCCAAATTGCTTTTAAACTATTTACGTTATCGCAAACATTTGTTTCTGCAATCGCTATGTTAAGCAAGTTACTTAATTGAACGGCTTCACCAGCTGAAATCTTTACAGGCTCTTTATCTTGCGTATTGGTAGCATCACTATCTTTAGTGTCGTCGATTGCAAACATTCCATTTAAGGCATATTTACGTGCGTAACTAGAACACGCCCCAGTCACTTGCGAAGCATCCATCCCTTTTTTGTTTTCCTCTTCACGTGCAAATCCATCGACTGAATATTTGTCTGTTCCGTCTGTGATATTTACCGAAGCTTTAATATAATACCTATCACCTATGTTTACAAGTTCGTCTGTGATTGATAAGAACAAACCATGCTTTAATAGATGCGGTTTAACTGCTTCAAGTATATCTTCGCATGAGCGGTATTTATATTTACCGAAGTTATTAGTTTGTCCTTTAGGTGCTTTCAATTCGCTTTGAATTGTTACAAGCTTTTTAATTAGTTTTTCCATTTCTTATAAAATTACAAATTCTTTATTCTCAAAATACCATTCTTCAGGTTCGTTAAACTCATTGGTAAATTCAATAAGCGAAAATTTAAACCATCGCTTTAAAATGATACCTGTTTTGCCTGTCGTTTGCGCGTCAATTCCTTGCGGATTAGTTAATAATTTTACTACTTTGTTATCCATGATATTAATTTTTTAAAAGTTGTTTGTTTGTTTTGATTTGATTTAAAGATTATTTGTTCTTCATAAAGCCTAATATAATTAAGCTTTGATTTTTCGAGTGGTGTTAATTCCATTTTATTGTTTTATTCTAAAATTGATTTATGCCATAATCGTTTGGTTGTCCTTTCAAATATAGACTTTTCGGTGTATTCATTGTGAAATTCACAAACAACATTTGCAAAGTATAATAAAATAATAAATTTATTTTTATTAAAATCTTTGTCGCTTATTCCTAATTTTTTTGCAACCTTAATAGATTCTTCTATAAACTCCGGGTCATAGGTTAAATCAATTCTTTTTTGAGTTTCTGTTTCAATAAACAAATTTGCATTTAATTTTTTCATATTGTTTCTTTTTTTGTTTAAACAAATATAAGGTCATTGCACAAAAGAATTGTCATAGAAATGTCATAAATAAAAAAAGGCAGTCAAATTAATGACCGCCTTCTAAACAAACAACAATGAAAAACTTAAATAAAGCGTTTAAACGCTACATAAGCACCGACAAACAAAAGTAATAAATAAAATGAATGCTTATAAAATAAGTTTTGCACAATGACTTCCTTTGTCTTTGTGATTGTTTTCGTAATAGGAATAATAATTTCTTTAGGTTTACAAATACCTTGCACCCTTATATACTTATCTCTAAATTTTTGAATAGTGATAGTCATTTGCCCGGTCGTGTCGTGAATAGTCACGATTGAATCCTTAAACAATACCAAAGTATCAAGCTGAATCTTTGCAGGAACTATAATAGTGTCTTTAATTGTAATCGTTTGCGTAATTCGTTTACTTGCACAAGACGCAATTACAAGCGATGTGAGCAACGATAATAATAAAGCCTTATAATTTGTCATCATCTGTGCTAAAGTTTGTTAGAAACTTTCCTATGACCCCAGAAACGATAGCAACGATTGCCACCCATTCAAAACCTGCATAAATTGAATAACTTGCTACCATTGTAGAACAAGCAAGTAGCGTGTCACCTATTTTACGGAACGTCTTTGGTGTTGGTTTCCAATATCTATTTTTTAATTTGCTCACATTCATAAATATAAATTTAGTAAACGATTTGCAATTCTACTCTTTCATTGTTTTGAATAGCCTTGTTTATTTCTTTTATAAGCTTAACCTCCGTGCTTCCTTGAATCCAATTTAATACTGTGCCAAATCGTTTATTAATATGCTTAGTGTTTGCGACTAGAATACAACCTTGTGTATTTTCATGAGTATTACCACCATGAATTCTGATTCCTTCAAATCCTTTGACTTTTAAAACTTCTGGCATTACACGTTTGAAACGATTGCTTAGTGTTAATATTACGCGATACGTTCCTGAAGGTATAGCAGTAACACCAAATTTCTTTTGAGTTTTGATTTCGGATTCGATTTGCAACTGATTTAGCTTTCTATCTTTATCTTCAAGCGTATAGCAAAAGAATTTATCGTTAATAAACATTGAACCGATAGTTTCGGTATCTGTAAAGAACTCCCTTTTAACTGTTATCTTCATAATATGTAAAGTTAAATGCTTTTAATGTGTAAAATAAAAACATAATTGGCACTTATTTTGTGACAAAAAATGTTAAATAAATACTAGTAATTATGATTTATAATAATGGTCTATTTCAATTCCTGCTTTTTGTTCGTTCTTCATGATTAATTGAATGCCAAACATAATACAAGCTAAATGGTCTTCACTTCTATCACCTAATTCATACTTAGCTAAATGCCTGTGTAAGCTTTCTAAACTACTTTCGTCTGGTTGCCCCTTTTGCCAGTTATTTTTTTCGTACTTATTAGCACCCATTCTTAATAAATAGCCAAATCTTAGCCGAACGTAAGCATCTAAATGGTTTACTAATGGTTTGTTTGTGTCGTCGTCGCGCTGACTTCCTGATTCAAACACTCTTTTTGTTTTAATACTATCTGGAACATATCGACCAGTAGCAGTTGAGGTACTTGAATTATTCCAGTCTTTAATAGAACTCATATTATTTTTGTATTAATTTACGTAATGCCATAACTATTTCTTGAAGTTCCGCTTCTTTTTGTGCTTTTAACTTCATTAATCCTTTTATCTTTTTATTCTCGATTGCCTTTTGCTCTAATATTTCCATGTAGCTCATAACCATTCTATTTTGCTTCCTAAATTCATTGGAATAAATATAGCTGTTTTACCATCTATTACAATTCCACACCCTAAAGTTGGTTTCTTTGCGTACACTTTGCCATAAGCCATTGCGTATGACCTAACATCAATTCCACATCCGACATTCATTCCAAAAATCATATCTCTATCTGAAGCTGAATAGTTTACACCACCAAAAGAATGAATATGTCCTATCACAGTGGATTGTCTATTGTCCCTTGCGCGATTAATTGCACCTTGCGCACCGCTTGACCCTGTGCCATGAATGTATAAAGTATTATCTATCTCATGACTATATGCCCATTTCCACCCATCTGGATAACCTAGCATTTCATTATAAGTTTTAAACATAGACTTAGGAAGTCCTGCGGTTTGAAGCTTTCTAGTTGGTAGGCTTGAATGATTACCTATGCAACCATAAACATTCGGAAATGCTTCATGCCATTTAACATGGTCGCGCCTTGCAAGTTCTAATTCATTACCTGCACTTTCACCATCTGGGTCTGATTCGTGGTAACTAATCGCATGAAAGTCGGTATCGTCACCAATATCTACAACTGTTGAAACTTGAAACTTATTAAACACCTCATACACAAATTCAAAGTAATCTGGGTGTGTGAATGGAGCGTGTCTATCGCCTATAATACCAACGACATTAGAATTACGAAATGATTTAATCAAGTCGTATTCATTAGAATTTAATCTCGGTCTAAACATTGTTTGTTTTTTTTAAACAAAGATAATGAAATTATGAAAGATTTTTGTAATGTTGAAAAATGCTAAAATAAAGCAGGGAATATCTTTTTAATTAATTCCGTTATTTGCCACCCTCCAGTGATACCTACCCCAATTAAAGTATAGTAAACATATTTAAACTTATTTTGAATAGCAGATATTTCTTCCGTGTTCTTTTTGGTTTGTTGTTTCAATCCTTCGCCGAAATATTCACTTCCCAAGATAGCATCTTCAATTGTTTGAACTTTATGCGATAAGTTGCGTAATTCATCAAATACCTTTTCTAAAGTAGCAGATTCTTTTTGGGTCATTACACTGCATCGATTAAAGGGTAATCGGAGGGCACAGCGCATCTATCTGCAACGTATGGAATAGCAAGTGAGATTGAAGCCTGAACACCTGCTACAAGGTCTGATAATCGTTCTGTAAAGAAATTAATATTAACCGAATTACCTAGCGTAAACTCAAAAGTATCGCTTCTAAGCTGTGCGATAATATCCTGACAAACTAGCATCTGGTCGCTTATTACATCGTCCTCATTCTTTTCATCTGCAAATACTAAATCAGCAAAGATAATAGACAAAGAAAGGTTAAATATAGAACCGCTTACATTTGAACTTTCGATTGTGCAATACATGAGCGGATAAGTAATTGATTTACTTTCGCCAAGTTCCCAAACATCGCCCCAACCAAAGTCATTTATTTGCTTGTGGTCGGTTGCTAAATTATTTAGTAGACTTTTTACTTCCTTGATTGTCATTTTTTACAGTGCTTAAATAAGTCTTTAATTTAACTACGTTCTTATTTGAATAATCCTTTGCCATTAATCTCTATAATCTTTACCTAATGCACCGAATTGTGATTGATACATATCTGAATAGTCTTTGTAATCTCTTTCAACACCACCAAGAAACATTCCTGTGCTATAACTAGAACCGTTTGGGTGTATGATATCAGAACCACTACCGGGATTGTTATATAAAGGATAATCAATTATATTTTCACAAAGGTAATTTGTAATTCTTTGCGCGTACCATTCAGCTTTATTTTTGTAATAGCTCATTAAATCAAACAATTCAGACAAGGTCGCTTCGTTTGAATTTTCACTATTTTTTCTAAGCACGTTTTTGTTTGTCATCTTAAAACCTAATGACATAACCATTTCACTTGCGACATACCAACAAATGCAATCGGTCACGTATAAATCAAGAAGCTTTTTATTTAAAACAGTCAAAGAATTATCTTCTATTTGTGTTTGAAGCTCTTGATACAAGCCAGTTCCTAAGATAGGCTCAATGTACATATCTTGAGATTGCTTGATAGTTGGTCTTATAAGTTTAGGGTCTACATTGTCCTGCAATAGTGACCTATCTTTTAGCGTTGTTTCGCTTATAAATAAAATATTCGCGCTCATTATCTTCTTTTAATTACAACTTGTTCGACCCATCTATGTCTGCAATACGGGGTGGTTACTTGTGTTTTAGGATTATAGTAAAACCCGCCACGTCTTTGCCAAACTGAATATCCTAACCTTTGACTTATTGCTTGTATTTCGGCACGTGAATAAATCTTATCTAATGTGATTAAGTTTTCGCAAAACCTCCTAGTAGTTGGAATAATTGGCGGACCTAAAACGGGATTTACCTCGTATGAATAACGAATTTGAATATCTGCTATTGGTTTACGTGCTGACTTTTGCTTTTTACCTTCATCCGTAATCTCGCGAGATATGACTTCGCTTCCATTATCATTGAAAGGTTTTACATTTATTAGCTTGTTATTTTCTAAAGTAGACAAAGACCCGATAATGACCTGCTTATCTACTTTTAAAGCGGTTGCCATATCATCAACTGTCGTCAAAGGATTCTTTTGCAACAAATCTAATATTCCACTTTGTACATTCGTAATAATAATATCAATATCTGCGAATTCTTGATGTGGTATAGGCTCGAAATTATCATCAAATTGAACACGTCTAGACTTTATAACGTTGTAATCACTTCGAGAATCGCCAAAGTCTGCAAATACACTTACCGCAAAGTCATCGTCTTGTTGTGAAAAAGCTTGATTTGTAACTTCAGGAATTGCAACTGGTTTAACTTCTAAAGGCAATCCCAGCTTTTCGCGTATTTCTTCGCGTGTCATATTAGCCGAAATAATCGCTTCGCTAAATTCAAAGCCTAAAGGTTCGGTATGTTTAATATGAAACTCGGCTGTGATTCCAAACAAGGGTAAAATATAACCTAGCCATCTTTCAATGAATTGTTGCTTACCACTTACATAAGTGTTTTGGAATATCTCGTAAGCGTCGCGCATTTCAGTCCTTGCACCTAATGCGCCCTCTTGAGCGATACCAAACAATGAAGCTGATGTAATCCTATGACCGCTAAATATCTCTTGCTGTATAGTCTTATTTAGCATATCAAATTGTTTATCCAAATCGGAAGCGGATAAGTCAATTACTGTCGGAGCTTTTGCAGGGTCGTTATTAAAGTTAATAATAAATTTACCCGCGTTTTTTTCGCCTGAAAACTTATCTTTTACTTGACGCTCAATTTTACGTTGCTCTTCTTCAGTCGGGATACCATTGTTAAACGATAGCATCTTTGAAGGCATCATTCCATTGTGAATAGCGTTTAAATGAAATTCAGAAACAGCAACATCTAACTCGATGTAATTTAAAGCACCCTGATAAGTTGGTAGAGTGTACGTATTAACTCCCGGGCGATACTCTTTTAAGTAAATTAATTGCTTACCTACTTTGTTATCGGGATTAAATGCTGAAATAGATTCAATATCGTTTGGCTTTGCTTTAATATCCCACTCGTTTGAAATGTAGAAATAAGTATTATCTGGATTAGACCTTACTTTTGCGTAATCGATATGGTATAAAGAAACCGCGTCGCCAAAATGATTGTAAATAATCTCAAGATAGCAACCCCCAAAGGTTTCGATGTCTAAAGTGATTTTATCTAAGATATCGTTTATGTTTTCTTTTGACCGATTGATAGGCTTTTCAACTAAATACTGATTTGCTTCGTCGTCAAATACAATACCACCACCAGCGATGTAATTAGCTTTACCATTTACGATAGCGTTATGCTTTGCCGAGGTGTTAAGCAATGAAAGCAAGTGCAAAGGAAACTTATTATCTTCGCCATAATTAACCCAGTCTTGATTCTTCTTTTCAGTGAACTTAGGTTGTGAATATTCGCTAAAATTTATCGCTATTAAATTACTCATTTTTTAATATTTTTATTTCCCTGCTCGTTTGTTGTGTATTTCTTCAATCCTAATCGTATTAACAACTCATTAACTATAAAATTGTCATCTTTGCCCCACTTATCAAGCGTTTCTTTTTTTATAAATATACATTCTTCAAAACAAATACAATTATTAGCGTCGCATATTTGACAAATGATATTAACGCCTTCACAAAACAAGTCATATCTAAAAGAAAGTATATTGACTGAATTAATTTTTCGTGAAATATTACCGACTTTTAGCTCGGTATCTAATACTCTAATTTTCAACTGTCAAGGAATCCTTTACAATTTCACTTTCAATTATAGCATCAAATAACGGAAAATCGCTATTTAATTTTTCAGCAGTTTTGTCAATTTCTACTATCGGAGCAACATAATCCCCTGTAATAATTAAATTAAGCTTCTCAGCTGCATAGTTATACGCATACTCGTCATCATTACCCCACTCGTTATAAGCTTCGCCTGACATCGTTAAATTGCCATCTGCGGTTACCGCTAAATCACTATCTAATAAAGCATAGTAAAAACTAGCGCTTTGGAATAGTTCGCCACCGATTGGGCGTAAATTAAAAATGGTAGCCGTTACGGCTTGACCTTTTACCCATGTAGGGATTTCTTGAATTGTTTTCATAATTATTTGTTTTTATATATTCCGATTAAATTTCCGTTATGAGTTATTAGTTTTATTGTAAGTTTCATAATTATTTATTAAAATGTTCCTAAAATTTCATCTTTTGTCGGGCATTGCAAACTTGTTAATTCAGACATTGGGAAATTCCCTGTTGGTATATCTGTATAAGTTGCTAATTGCGACTTTGTTAATACCTCTTTATTTAATTCAGTTGGTATAGATGTTGTAATGCTAAATAATCCTGCTGTTGAAGCTCCGTTTCTAATGGCATTGCCAGTACATAACTGATTACCTGCATTTGCATCCCAAGTATCTGCCATTATATTAGTTGTTTAATTAAATCCTCTAATTGCTTAATTCTGTTCTCTAAGTTAGCTATTTTAGCCGTATGTACTTGACGATATGATAAATCTAAATAAGTATCATCTCTTTCAATTACTGCACTAGGTAAAACGCTTTGCACATCTTGAGCAAAATAACCTAATTCCTCAACTCCATTTTTTGTGTATAACTTTGCGGTTATGCTTTCAATTCCTTTAGCTTGATAATTATCAGTTATTAATGTTTTTAATCTGCTATCGGAGCTTTCAAAAAATGCAGTCGCCGTCACACTACTAGAGAATGTAGCTGCACCTGCATTACCAAAACTAAGAATGTCTGAATTAGTTCCTGAACCTATTACAAATTGAGTAGTATTTAATTTAGTGCCTAAGTACCAGTTTTCATATCCAGAATTAAAGAAATTTAATTTAATAGCATTACCAGATATTTGCAAAGTATTATTAAACCTCCCAGTACCATTAACATCTAGCTTGTAACCTGCATCTGTTGTAGTGCCTATTAGTACGTTACCGCCTGAGGTAATGCGCATACGTTCGGTATTGCTTGTACCAAACACCATTGAATCCACACCATGTTGATATTGTATATATCCTGAATAAGATGCAGTTCCACCTCCAGTAGCATCACCAAAAAATAAATTTCCTGTTCCTGTTGATGTTGAAGCTATTTGTATATATGAATCAGCGGTTGTACCAGCTTGTCCTACTGTTAATAGATAACTCGGAGTTGTAGTTCCCACCCCTAATCTACCACTCGCATCTAACGTCATTGCTTGAGTAAAGGTTATAGCGTTACCTGCTGTACCTGATGGAGCGGTGAGCCAAGAATGAATTCCATCAGTTTGTTGAACGTATAATGTTGCAGAATTATTAGTTAAATAAATTGATTGTCCTGCTGTATTATTATAAAAATTATTTCCAAAATAAGACTGACTAAATCCATTGTATATAATACTTGTATTACCAATTTGAAAAGCTTTATTGTTTGTACTCCACGCACTCGGTGTAACTCCTAAGCCTAGATTGCCAGATGGGTTAAGAATTAATTTAGAACCTGGACTTGAGCCATACCAATAAAAATCTAAATAGTCAGTTCCAGCATTGTTATTAAATATAGCCCATTTATCTACTCCTGCTCTATTTAATTTTAATCCACTATAAGTAGTTCCATTAGCTATGAATAGATTTTGAGATGCTCCACCGCTTGTCACATCCCCACTAAACGTAGCACTTGTACCATTTAAAGTTCCTGAAAGAGTAGTATTACCAGCTGAATTAATCGTTAATCTTGCAGACGCTCCTGTTTGTAAAATCAAACTACCAGCCGAATCGTAAACAAAAGAACCACCAGCCGTTCCCAAAGTGATTATCCCTGTAATCTTTGCGCCCCCTGTAACTTGTAGCTTATCACTTGTAGCATTATTTCGTGAGCCTAAAAGCAAGTTACCGCCTAGCCATGTAGATGTAGTATCGGTATTACCTATCCAAGTTCTATTGTTTTCGGTTGCACTTTCACCATTAGAGTTCATTCCAACGAATATGTTATTATATCCAGTTGTATTATTATCTCCTGAGCTTTTTCCAAAAGCCGTATTATTATTTCCTGTGGTATTGCTGGAAAGCGAAAAATGTCCGCTAGCGGTGTTTTGAATTCCAGTTGTATTCGCAATTAAAGCATTTTTTCCAACTCTTGTGTTTGATTCTTCATTACCTCCGCCCCTGCCAATATTAATTCCATTAACAATTAAATCACTACTAAAAGTCTTTGCTCCCGCTATTGTTTGCGCTCCCGTAGTTACTACACCGCCAAAACTTGCATCTGCTGGTTGTAAACTTAAAAGGCTACCAACTATACTAGCTCCATTTGCGTTTGGTGTAATCCCAATAGCTGCTAAAGATAAAACTGTGTATTGTGGAATGTTTAAAGTATTGCTTATAAATGTAGCTGCTCCGCTTGTGCCAGTTGTGGTTAGCGTGATTGTGTTTTGTTTATTATTAAATGTACTCCAATCTGTAGAGGATAAATACCCATTAATCGTAGAGGTAGCAGCAGGAATAGAAATAGTGTTTAATGTTCTAACTAAAGGAGATGAAAAACTTAATACATTTTCTTTGTTGTTAAACGTAGTCCAATTAGCAGAACTTAAAGCACCCCTATTTGTAGCACTTGCAGTTGGTAGATTAAAAGTATGAGTATCAACTAAACTTGAAATATTAAAATCCGTTCCAGTCGTTCCAGTTGCAAAATATTGAGTATTAGCAGTTAATCCATTTAACGCTGCAATACCACCCGCAAAAGTTGTTGTGACTAAACATAAGGTATTGTCCTCAGTATGAAAAGTAACTGTACGACCTCCTGAATTATTTACAATGTAAACCCTTAAAGCTAACCTATCGGTAATTAATAAAACAGTTTCGGGTACTGCTAAAGAAGTGATATATAAATCAGTTGTTATACCGCCTGTTATTTCTTCAGGAACTGCACTTGAACTTGCAATACTTGTAAAAGTCGTTCCATCGTATTTTAATAACTCGACATAAAATTTAGAATTGCCACCGCTTGAGCTAATATTAAAGTACATCTCAAAATTCCATGCACCACCTGGGATAAGCAATCTATTTGGGTTACCCGCATCAGTTAAGAATTGAGAAATTAAGCCGTTACCTGTTAAATTAAAATCAGTACCTCCACCAATTACGGCACTGTTAGCCATCTGCTTATAAGTCGCCACACTTGCAGCAACTGAACCATTTAAATAATAATTAACATTAGCACCACCGCTTGATGTTGAAGGAATAGTTGCCAAAGTTCCATCGCCACGAATGTATTGAGAAGCCGTACCTATTGCGGTAACCTCTAAAGTACCCGAACTTGTAATTGGCGAATTAGCAACGCTAAACGCTACTGGCATTGTTAAACCTACGCTAGTAACCGAGCCAACCCCTGCACCTATATCTGAACGTAATTCAGTGCCGGTACGATATTTAACTACTCCGCCATCACTTACTAAAAATTTATCAGTATCAGTTGTAGCGTTTTGAATATTAGCTATTGTTAATCTTAAAGCAGTATCTATTCTTAATGCTTCCGTATTGTTTACTCGTATTAAAAAATCGTTATTTATTGTTGACCCTATATAAGCATCGTTATTTACGCCCGGCTCACCCGGTATGCCCGGATTGATAATCCCGAAACTTGCATAGCTTGAAGTGCCATCCGTTAAGTGTATAGCGTTACCGATTTCTTCAAGAATTGAATTACCGACCGCGCCTGTGCTTGTAAACTTTGCGATATTTCCAGTCGTTCCCGAAATGCTTGAGCTTGATGCGCCACCAATATCTGATAAGACTTCGGAAGCGGTTCGATATGCAACTGAATTATCTGCTTTTAGGCTTAAGAACTTTGTAGCTGCTTCTAAGTCGGTAAGTGCTGAAAGTATTAGCGTTCCATCAATTTCGACATCGGTAGAAGAAAGTTGTAATGGGATTTCATTTCCAAATCCATCGGTAATTCTTTTCTTTACGCCTGTGATTGTATTATTATCAGTTACCTTAAGTAACGAATCGTATGTTTCCGAAATTAATTCGCCTGTAAGTGTAGCCATTTATTTGTAAGTTATAAAGTCTTCTGATTGCCCATTGTATTCAGTGAAAGTAAAAGCTTCACCTACTAATTTCATTTTACCGATTTCTAATTGTTTTTTAATTTCTGGTTCGATTTGAAATTCGAAAACTTGATAAGTCCAAAATCCCTCGGTTGCGTTTAAAAAATAATCATTTACGTTTATCTCGAATTCTGAATATCTCTCAATGTATAAACTTTCATTTATTGCTTCAAAGATAATGATTTCATTTGTAATATCGTTCACAAATTCAAACACGTAAATAGGTGTTTCAATCGTCACCTTTTCAAGCGACAAAACCAAATCTTTTACAGTTCCTTTTTCAAAAAGTATCATAATCATAAATATAATTTTTAGACGTAAAAAACATATATATATTACTTTACTTTACTTTACTTTACTTTACAAGCGTTACGAACACATTCAGAACGCGTTACATTTTTTGCAATAGTTTAATTATCAATAAGTTATGAAATTATTTTCTTAGTTTTTTTTTGAAAAACCTCCAACGTTTCACTAAACTTTAGTGAAAGTATCATGAAACTATGATGAAAGTATAGTAAAAAAATAACTAAAAAACACAAATTTAATGTTTAATATTATTATACATTATGACATTTCTATGACAATTAAATACAATATTACTTTTACATTTGATTCATAAACAAAAACAAAAAACGATATGAAAAATTACACAATCGCATTTATGGACAATGATTATAACGACATTATAATTAAAAAAGTTCAGTTCAATAATTTAAAAGAAGTAAAGGCTTTTGCTAAACAAATTTTAGCGAACCTTTGCGATAACGATGTCACTAACTTTAGAATTTACTAACATGGAAATTTTAGCTTTTATCTTTTGCGCAGTACCTATTTTATTTGTACTTTTGTTTGCAACGGCAGTTCACTATTTTATGGAAACACTTAAAAAACACGACAATGAAAAATCTATTTGAAAGATTAAAACCAGACCATATCGAAAAGCTTAAAGAATCACAAACTTTATACCCATCAACTATTCCAAACTTATTTTTGGAATTAGAATTAAATACTTTTTGGGCAGACTTGACTTATTCTTGTGTATTTACTTTACTAAGTTATTTAGATATTTACGATTATTCACCTTCTACAATAGAAAATTTATTTGATAATGACTAAATTAATCGACAAAATAGAAAATATTTATTTAGATAAATTTTATGCACTGCCAGAGTGCGAAATGAAAACTAAAGCTTTACACGCTTTAAATAATGAAACAAGTTTTGGGTGGTTAGGTGGCGATATAGCCGACTACCTTGAAGATAATTTGTTAAGTGAAGAAGAACACCCTTTTATTTTAGACTTGCTTAAAACGTACGACAATCGTTCTAGCGGGTCAAGCCTTTGCAATGGTGAAGGTGGTATAAACATAAAAAGTGGGTGGGGTTTATAATTCCCACCCATTTCTTATTTAATCTATTAAAGCAGCAATGATTGAAGAAGTAACTTCAGGCGAAAGAGCTTTCTCTTGACCACTAAAAGTAAGTTCGTAACCTGAACGGTCGCCAGTTGCAACACCAGAAGCAGCAGTTCCAGCAGTGATGTCTAAACCACCCGCTTTGCCTAACATCCAATATTTACCATTTTTATCTTCAGCGATAGCGATTAAGCTATTTTGTGCTAAAAGTAAAATTTCATTACGCGTATTAGCTTGTAACTTATTTAAAATTACAGTCAATTCTTGAGCGTAAAAGATTGTCCCGTTTTGAACGGAAGCAGTTATCGTTTCAGTAAAAGAAGATGTTTCTTTAATCAGGTCATACTTATAGAAGAATTTACCGACAGCTAAGTCAATTACGGTAATAACTCCAGCAACTTCGGTTGTATCCGTTACGTTGCCTTGCTCTATAAATAATACTGATTTTAAACCTCCTAAAGAATCTTTACAGTCTAAAACGTAACCTTGGGTTAAGGCACATGACATATTTTTGAGTATTAA